CAGAAAAATCCATATGTTTATAGATATTTCTAGCTTGAGCAAGAGTACCCTCTCTATCACCTTTAGTAATTTTAGGTGTACGGGTTACTGGGGGCTTATCTTCTTTAATACCACCTAGTGGTACCTGATTAACTACATTACCTTTCCTATCAGTAGTGACTGCCATTCTTTGAGTATCAGTTCCATCGCCAGTAGGTACCATAGTGATAGTAGTCTTAAGACCTTTATCTTCTTCTTTACCCTTAGCACTCTCAATAGTAGTCAACTTAACAAAATTACCAAGCGCATCCTTAGCACCAGCCATATCACCGGCATCCATAAATGCTTTCATAGCCTTAGAGTAGTATTCAGCAGTCGTAGGTTCACCATCAAGACCAGATATAATCTTCTGTCTCTGTTCAGCCATACGGGTCTCTTCTGTATTGATCTCTTTATCACCACCAAGACCACTAAGTGCAAGACCTATAGTTTGACCTAAGCCACCTAACCTATTAGCTAGGCCACCTTGACCAGACTGTAAGGCTTGCTGGTATAGTTTATTACGACCTTCTTGATAGGTACGTCCTATTCTTTCTCGTACCTGCTCAGGAGTCTCGAAGCCAAATAAAGTATTAGCTCTCTCGCTCATTACTTAAACCCTCCTGAAGCCCAACCAGTTAATGCACCTTGGCCTAATCCAGTTATTAAACTAGGTAGCAGTTGATCTTGTTGTATCTGATTACCAATGTTAAACATACCTGCTTGTAAGGAACCTTGTCCGGCTTGTAGGCCTAGATTTAATTGATTCATACCAGCGCCTTGGATACCTAGAGCACCTTGTATTCCAGCCATACCTCTATTAAACATAGAGTCTTGTACACCTTGAGCTGTACCAAAAGCCTGATTAAGCTGTCTAGCTCTCTCTGCTTCGATAGCTGATTCAAAGCCCTGCTGTTGGAAGGCTCCACCTGTACTGCCTAAGCGACCTTGATTAAGAAGTCTAGATTCTAGGCCTTGTCTCCCTTGTTCTCTACCGGGAGCTAGTATCTGGTCTAGTCTACCGAATAAGCCTTCTGCTGCTGCATATGGGTCATATTCTTGAGCGGCTTGTAATTGCTGTGAACCACTACCTAATAGTTGATCATATATCCCTTGTAGTTCAGGGCTTAGTTCGAAAGTACCAGTACCGTCTGCAAAAGAGGAGGTACCGACACCTGAAGTTATACCGTAGGGGCTAAACTCAGCTTGAGGTACATCACCTCCAATACCTAGTAAGTCACCTACAAAATCTAAAGCTGGCATTATCGTTCAACCTCTTCAAGTCTGTTTCTATTAATTATCATGTCAATACCTTAGCATTCCAAGTAGTAGACGCAAGATTCACATCAGAACCTGTATGGTTATATACTACTACTGTTACAGTACCGGCAGCAGAGACATACGATGTAACATTCAATCCTTGTAGGCTAATATTAGCAGATACAAGTGAGAAATCACCTAACGTAGCCCCTGATACTGATATAGTAAAAGTAGCGTGTCCTGCAACAGATGATATATTAGGTAAGTCATAAGATCTAGATCCTGACAAGGAACCATCACACACTCTATTTATCTCTGCAGCAGTAGCTGTAATACCATCACATGCTGTGTTAAGCTCCGCAGCAGTAGCTGTAATACCATCACATGCTGTGTTAAGCTCCGCAGCAGTAGCTGTAATTGCTGTTCCTGCAATCTCTAGAGCACCATCGTCTACTATGTTTAAAGTCTTAGTAGTCAGTATAGATACTTCAGACGTAGTAGCTGATAAAGTCTCTTCGAAATTAGTTATTGCGTCTAGGTCTCCCTGAGAGGCAGTAGTATTAGTTTTATTTAACTCTGCAGCAGTAGCCGTTACCGTACCACCTGCCCCACTAAAGTAGAAACCAGAGTCACCTAAGTCACCAGTAGCGTCTAGTGTTGCTAGATTATTAGTAGTAGCAGGTAGCTTCTTATTAGTCTTAGTAGCTACAGCAGTAGCTATATTGTTATATTCATCGTCATGTTCTGTACCAGATACGATCTTATTAGGATCTCCGGTAACTAGAGCATCTTTAGTCGAGAAATCAGTAGTCTTTGAATAATCACTCATAGTACCATCTTACCTAGTTTAGCTTGAACGCTTAATCGTTGTAGTGCAATAGACCTTCCATCAATCGTGACACTCATACCTGTCTTCATGACTCGTCCATTACGTGACATATTTCTTTTTAGGTTATTAAAATCTAAACCACCTGACCACTCAGCTATACCGTATTCCGATATACCGTACTCAGCTAGTGTACCAGACTCTGCTGTGATATTAGAAGAAGTAAATGACTCCGAATAATCAAATGCCCACTTAAATAAGAAAGTCTTACCTTGACCACCATATGCAGTGATAGACATTCTCTTAGGGATCTTATTTAAACTAGAAGCTTCCTCTCCGAAGTCTGACCAACCTGATTCAAATAGAACATCATAAGATGTACCACCTGTAGCATCAGAGTTCTTATCATCTAAAAATCCAGTATATTGATTCAAGTACCCTGCGGTACCTACATATACATCACCACTAAGTGTGTATGCATAGCTATTATGTACTGTCTCCCACTCAGTAGCTTTAAGTGATCCGTCTTGTTGTGGCTGACGTACATCAAAGTAAAACACCTTAGTCTTAGTCGGGAAAGTAAGTAAATACATACCATCTTTCTCAGAGTATACACTTTTAATATTAGCTGCAGTTTCTGAGAATGCAGTCTCTAATAAATAGTGTCTAACATTCTTACTGATATCTCTTACAGGCATACTCTTCTCTTGAATAGTCCTACCTAGAGAACGTACCCCTGATGTTGAAAGAAAGAGAATATCTGTACCAATATCTTGTATTGTATCTCTACCAAGGCAACCAATACCTGCTATATTCTCTACCAGAGACATGGTATCTACATCAGTGAAACCTTGATAGACTGTAATTGTCTTCTTACCTAATATACAGAGGTGTCCATTAAACTCAGCAAGACCTACACCTACGTCCATACCATTACGCCATACAGTCTTAAGATCAAACTGATTAATAGTATCAGTAGTGTCCCAGTAGTGAGGGATAAGAGTTTGACTATAACTTAGTGTAGTACCGTCTATAACCCATAGTCTACCGCCTGCAGCAATAGCTTCATTACCGTTAGGAATCTTATGCGTAGTCCATGTAGCAGTATTGTCTGTAGTGCTGGCACCTTCTGTAGTATTCCAAGTAGGCTCTGCTCCACCTGAAAGACCTGCTGTACTGCAGTATAGGTAGAAGTCTGTAGCTGCAGCAGGAATACGTAGATCCCCTACAGAGTAGGAAGTATTAATAGCCCAATCAGTATGCTCTTCTATAAGAAGTGTAAAGTTGCCACTACCTGTGTATATGATAGGTTCATGTAAGTCTTGGAAACCTATACAATTGCCATTAAAGTTTACAAACTTCCAATGGTTATCTGTAATAGTTAAGCCACTAGAAATATCTGTAAGAGTTGCTCCACTAGAGGAGTAGATTGCATTGCCTGCAGTTAAGATTATCTCTGTATTACCAGCATCATCTATATATTCATGTATTACTTCTACTACAGGAGACGTAGCAATAGCTGTAGAGTTAACTCTCTTAGTACCTTTACGGGCAGCTAAACGGCCTACATCATCAAGTACGAAGTTCTTAGCCTCAGTAGCCCAACCTTCAGGAAGTATATCCCCTGAGTTCTGCTTATTGAGTCCTAAGAATCCCGGTGCTTGTATAGAGTAATCTACTAATTGACTTGGCATTAACCTACCGTCCAAACATTCTCACTAGGAGAGTCAGCAGAGCCTAAATCAATAGCTCTTGCTAGTGCATCGAAATACGCTTTAGCAGCAGTCTGATAAGAAGTAGTCCCCTCTTCACCTCTTTCACCAAGAGCTTTCATATACGCCCCTAGGATGACAGGCCAGTGAGAGATAGTTATAATATCATCTTCTGCTGACAGGTCATCCTGTGGTATAATCATGTTGAAGTATAGAACATACACCCCGTCCGGAACCGGATAGAGGTCGATATCAGGATCACCCCCTGTACTGCCATTAATGTCATAATAGGTAGGAGTACCTGTTGAGACACCATTAGCTGTTAGAACCGTATTCATAAACTTGTAATCAGCTTTATAAACACCTACCTCTTTGGTATCGTTTATAATCTGTAGTATTTTATATCTGTCACCTGCCCCTGTGAGTGTATATCTAAAGTCATCAGCAGCAGTTGTAATTTGTAATGTAGTTCTTAATTGTATCCAATCATAAGCATCCTCGATCTCCTTCTTGGCCTCATTGATAAATTCACCAATAAGCGCAGAGTATTCAGTCTCAGCTACGGTAGATACTTGTGCCTCTCTTAAACGTAAGAGTACTTTATTTACTAGTTGTATATATGTCATTGTATACCCTTAGAGTACAAGAAAAAGGCGGGGCATCCTTGCCCCTATATAGATTATTGTGGTACGAAGAATGCAACACCTGCGTCATCACGCAGCTCTGCAATACCATAAATCATATCTGATGTAAACAGATCACCTAAGTACTCCTGTACATAAGTAGACTGTGTACGAACACCCATCTGTTCAGCAAGAACAAAGGCATCCTTATGGAACATCATACCAACCCGATAGTTAGTAGTAGTATCGTCAGCAGCTACAGTTGGGCAGTTTGTAGAAACATAAACTTCCATACCATAGATGTCACCAATCTTACCATTACGGATGCTATTACCTGCACCTACTTCACCAACAAATGCTTGTTCAGTGAATCGAGCAAGACCCAGAAGGGTATTCTTCTCGACAGGTGGGATAACCAGTACACGACCTTGCATCGGCACATTGGCATCGTCTAACAATTGAGACATCTCACGGATACCAGCATCAGTCAGAGTAGTACCATTACCAGTGTTGGTATTAGCAGAACCGTCCCATACTGTCACACCGTCACCACCGATTACAGCAGCAGAGTAAGATGTACCACCCTGCAACGCAGCAGCTAAAGTCCATAAGTCGTCATCAACTTGTGAAGCTAGAGCATAGCCAGCGTCATCAGTTTGGAAACGTCTCAAAGAATCTAAAGCTTGAATCGCGATGATGTCTTCAATTACGAACGAGTATTCATAATGTTTATCTAGAACAACTGTCAGTTCGCTTGAGTTATTCTCATTAAGGGTAACTGGTGAGCCAACAACCTTAGAATTAGCAGAACCACGAGTAGGTTTAGGAATGTGAATTGTATCACCTTTCTTACCTTTGTGATTAATCTTGCTTACTAAGTTAGCTAGAACCAAGTTCTGTTTATATGAGGCGATTATGTCATCTGACCAAAGTTCTGGGATGAACTCCTGTACCGAAGTCGCCTGATTCGATAGATGGTTAGTACCTAAAGCCATTTTTATTTACCTATAAAGTTATATAATTAACGTACTCGACCTTCGGCATAGGCTTGGTAGAACTCTTGTTCCCTAGCTCTATATCCTTCAGGGTCTCTTAAACGAAAGTTCATTAACTGTGCTCTACTATAGATCTTTTGAGTAGAGGCAGTCTGTGTTCCCTTCTCAGTAGCAGCATTATTCATAACCTGTTTGGCATTCTTCTTTCTAATTTCCTTAGCCTCTTCGACTACGGTACCTTGAACACCTTTATACAAGGTAAAGAGTTCAGTAGCTACGTCGTACTTGTAGTTCTGATTCGCGTCATTAAATAACTGTTCACGAACAGGACTTTCTTTAATCCATTTAGCAAATTCATCAGTCTGTATAACTGTTTGCCAATCTGGATGTACGCCTTCAAAGCCTTTTAATTCAGCTTCTCTTTTACTTAACACTAAATTTTCTTGCATCTCTTTCAAGACAGGATTATTAGCCACAGCATCAGAGATTACTCTGTCTGGGTCATCTAATAGAGAGTCTACATCTACCTTCTGG